AGAATTGGAGATATTGTGTTGTCAAAATGAAAGCCTTGAGCACCAATAGAGTTTCCACATTCTTCAAAGTGCATCAATGTGCCAAGACGCTTATAAAATCCAAAGCGACAAAAACGTCCGAGCACACTTTTAAACTTATTGAGGTAGTTGTCTGAATTGTCGTAATAAACTTGCCAAGCACCATTGACTTCAATGTCGGTAAACGTGCTATAAGGTGCTGTGTAATTTGCTACACCATCAGCAACAAATTTGAATCCGTAGCGGTTTCCTTTAGTGGCTGACTCAGTAGATAACGGAGTTACATTTTCCCAAAAAATATTAAAGCCCTCAATGTTGTACTGTTCTCCAGTTGTGCCAGTTTTGTTTACAAAAACAGGATAATTCCCAAGGGCAGAAAGATTACCCGCCACCCTTGGCAAAATGGCGCACTGTGTGCGAATGGAACCCGGAATAAAAGAACCCCCTGCATTTACTTTTGGCCCACCCTCGCCTTTAATTCGCTTTGAAACACTGAGTTTTAGAGAATCTGTAATTAGGTATTTTCCAGCGGGGAACCAAACATCACCAGCAGCGTCAAGCGCCGCTTGAATTGCAGCCGTGCTATCAGTGGTTCCTGTGGGGTCTGCACCAAAATCGGTAACATTTAAAACAGCCCCACTTACCATCGAATAAGTTACCTTGGTTAATGACATATCAATCCTTATACGAAATAAACAAAAGAAAAACCAATAAGCGCAGTAGAAAGCGCAACATTTGTTGTTACAACATTAGCATTATTAACAAATGCTATTGATGTCGCGGAATTAGACCGCAGGAACAGTTGAAAGCCTGCGGCGCTATACCCGGTCACACCAAAGCCACCTTCACCCCCTGCCGAGAATGGTAAACCCCCAATAACAGCTGCCGCTGCGCTTGCGGTAACGGGGTAAGTTAAAAAAGCAGTGCACGTAACTTGCCTGCCAATTCTTGTATATCTAGCTCCAGTTATTGCTAAGGACAATCCAGCACCACTTGAATCATTAGGAGTCCAAGTCCCCTCCTCATACCAGTTTAGCAACTGACTCGTCATTCCTGCTGCTGGAGTATTGGCGGTGAAATTGATGCCTTTGGCGGCTGTGCCCTGGACTAGGTTGCCTGTTTCTATTTTATAATCTGCACCGTTGTATCTTGCAACTACGGCAAGAGTATCTCCCACTCTATTTCGTATAACAGTGTTACCATTTACATTATTTGAATCAGCAGGTTCATACTGAATACTAAATACATCTTTTCTAGTACCAACTGTGTCAAAACCAGTAAATAATTGTGCAATTACTTTTGTAGACACATTAGCTTGGCTTGTGTTTACTAAGTTTAAAGCTACATATCCTGTAGAACTATTTTTACTTGTGGTTAAAGATTGAGATGATACATCACGACCATCAGTTAGATTTGCAACACTTACTTGTTTAGTTATACTACTTTGAACAATGGGTAAAACTTCTGAACCAGTAAGCGGTGTTACCGATGCCGTTAAAGATGATATTTTTGAATTACTCATCGCGCACTTCTTGAAATTTCAATCCATGTGGAGCCATCCCAAAACAAAGTTAATGTTGAAAATTGATTCGCAACAAAATTAGCAGAAGCTGCAAGCAGCATACCCGAACCATTTATATAAGTACAAGTTCCAACTACTCGATTATGTAGCGTAATATATTGACCAACAGTATCACCTGATCCAACTGTAGTAACTAGCGTAGCTGCACTAAGTAAGATAATTCCGTCAGTAGCAGGTAAAGATGCAACTACACCCGCAGTGTTTACTGTCCCGAGGTTTCCTCCAAACCGTTTCATGCTCCATGTGCCGCCATTAGTCCAACTGACGTTTACTTGAGTATCGGCATTATTTGATATGTAACCACCACCCGCACCGCCTTGAATCTGAAGCTGGTCACTGGCTGTTGATCTAATACGTCCAGCAAAATTAGTGTTTGCTACGTTTCTAAGATACAAGGCATCTTTGTTATTTGGTACATTAAGGGCAGGGCCACCTTTATACAGGTCACTTAAGTAAACTGCCCCTGAAATTGGTGCAACATTATCAAACAATAGCCCGTAAAAACGACAAGCATAGTTTTTAAAAACACCACCTGCCCAAAATCCACCCGGCATAGCAACACCTGTCCCTGTGCCAGCCCCCGATGCGACAAACGTAAGGCCAACAGTGTTTGAACTTGCACCAATCAAGGTGAAATTAGTTGTGCCGACTGTAACAATACGATAAACTTTTCCAGTAATAAATGATCCCGCATTTATATTTGAGCCTGCTGCCGCTACTGAAAAACCAGCAGTTGCCATTGAATTACCGCCAGTAGCAAAAATCCCCGCAAATACATCAACGTCCACATTGATGGAATCTCTACCAGTATTGTTGTTAACGTCAAACTCGCCACCAACACAAGTGCCCATTTCAACATCATTGGTTGCAGTTTGGTCAGCTTGTGCCAATCCAACAACTCCCCATGTCCTAGCGTTAACTGAGCGACTGCGAGATTGCCCCCTCACGCCTAAATGATCTTGACCGGGGTCATTTGGAGTTATTGTTGAACCGGGGGGAACATCAACTGCTCCATACACTGTCCAGTACCTGTACGGCCCATTATTTACCAACGGTACTTGAAGAAAAGCAGCATACCCATGTTGATATAAATTTTGTGGTGTACCTTCCACTGCTGCAAGTTGCACACCCTTTGCTGGTATTCCAGCCCCCGAAGTATCCTTGGGATCATATTGCAGTGTTACACCACTTTGCTCAGTGGGTGTTGCCGATAATAAATAAGTAACCGTGGGATGCGGAACAATAACAGTTCCGGTTCCAGTTGTCTTTGCTGCTAAAAGCGCAGCATTAAATGCGTTTAGATCATCCGCAACCCCATCACCCACCGCACCAAAGTCCATAACACTCACACTCTCACGCAGCTTAGTCTGCACTGTGGTGGCTACGGCTCCTGTGCCTGCTGGTTGGTAGGTTACGATGGAAGCATCGGTAACACCAGAACTTAGTGTTTGGGCAGTCGTGAACTTGACCAATGCGCCTACATGAAGGCCAGCGGTGAAGGTGACTACGGTAGAACTGGTTTCAGTGTAGGCATAGGTAACACCATCGTACTGGTTCACACCATCAACAAAGACACTAAGTGTGTTTGTACCCGGCTGGTAGGTCGTGGTTGCCAAAGTGAAAACTGTTTGACCCGATGTAGCTGTCTGCACCTCAGTCTCGGTCAAGAAGTTGACAAAGTTACTGTTAATACCTACGATATTGTCGTAAGTGCCAATCAGCACATCGGTAGAAGTCTTTAGGACAAACTTGTACTGAAACCCGTCAGTCAGCCAAATCTCACCACCGGGTACACGACCACCTGAGTCAAGAACGATGGGATTAGAGTGGGCTGTTGCCCCAGAACCACTTGTGTAAGTAATCTGTGGGGTTGTTGTACCAGCCACATAGCTGTACATCTTGCCACCCGAGAGGGGGTTGCCATTGTTGTCGAAGAATTGACCAGCGACACCGCCGACAGGGGAAAGAAGAACAGCCATTTATTGCTCCAGATTAGTCGTAAACAACCGTGAACTCAGCAGAAGTGCCACCAAGTACGATATACAGACCCTTATTGAAAAAGATTCCTGCTGGAAAACTCAGGTACTGAGTACCAGCCGCTACGGTGATTGTATTGGAAATCTTGCCATTGCTGGTACTTCCAGCACCTGTATCGTAAACAGTCAGAGTGCCACCAGTACTGGCTGATACAAAGATTCCGAACAGTTTGCCAGCACCAACCTTGACTTGGGTAGTTGCCGCGAGTTGTGAGTAGTTTGCCATGATTAATCCACAAAATTCTTGATAAGTACACCTTCAAAGATAGTACCGATGCCGAGGCCAGCGCCACTAGATTTGAACTGAAACTGAACGTCTGTTTTCTCAGGAAAGTTTAAGGGAAACTGAGCAGCAAACTCAAAGGTGTTCAGAAACGGAGCCTGAGACACAATGTACTTAGTGCCAGCAGGTGACAAGGTTTGTGCCCTAAATGTCGCATACACACCAGAGGTGACTGAAGTAGATGACCATGCGCCAACATGAGTACCATGCAGCGTATAGCCAGCAGGAACAGTGTAAATGGACATATTGCTCTGACCTGTGTCAACGGCAATTTGACCATAAGTGACGCCGCCATTTTTGGCAGTAATCACGCCCACAGGGTTCACACTGTCTGGCAACACATCGAGTTGATTGACACGGAAGAACAGTCGAGTGGTGACAACACCTGTAGTGCCATTAAGCACAATCGTCTCTGTAATCCGATGGTACTTTTCATCTAAACCCACCACCACAATGCTCACGGCCGTATCAGAGGCCGATGTGCTGACAATGGTCATGGCAACAGCAGAGGCTGGGTAAGTGTAGGCAGCGGTGTTCTCCCATGCGGGGATAAACGCCGCATTGGTGATGCTGGCACTGTAGCCAAACAGGAACACGGACTGGTGTCCGGGAATTTGACCACGACCGACTTGCAAGTCAAAAGACTCGTTTTTACCGTACTGTGTCTGGGAAACAAATTGAGTGCTCATGCTAAAAACCTTAATTTATACAATGTCGAAAGATAAAGTTCAATGATGCCATCAATAAGGTTCTGCAATGGGGTATCCGTCTTCGGGGCTACCTCATAGCGACACGCTTCAATTTCCTCAAGCTGACCCTGAAGAAACTCAACGACATTGGTGG